CTTCATCTGGTTGATTGCTTCGTGGTCAGACTCATTTTTAGCCATACCTCGCAGCCTACCAATAATTTCTTCGTGGATAACTTGTTTCATCTTATCCAAGATAGAAGTACGCTTGACTTCAACTCCAAATGCTCCAGTCTCTTCCTGCTGCTTAAGATAGAGCTTAAAGGAGTCATTGGTTAGAGCTTCAGTAACAAACTCATGGGCATTCTCTGAAAGCCCATACTTCTCCATATCTTTTGGAGTAGCGTTCTGCTTGTGCATCTCATACAGAGTAGTCATCTTCTGAGCAAACGGGGTTGAGTTATCCCACATCAGCTTGTCAATAACTGCGTGTACCCCTTCGTGCAAAGTAATTCTCAGGTTAGTCCCCTCACCCAAATGGATTGTGTGGTCAGCCGGATCATAAATGGCAGGAGCATTTCCCTTATCTCCATTCTTGTACACAAAGGGGAACTGCTCATTAGGACGTAGGTTTACTTTAGCTTCATTGGCTAATCCTACTTTATTTAGAATGCCAGCTAAAAGCTTTTGGCTTTGAGTTCCTACGCCATGCTCTTGCATTCTAGAAAGAACTTCTCCGTATGTTTTAGCACCCCACAAAATGTCGTGAGTCTCTTCGGAGGTAGGAGCAGCTTTGTCCTTGACTTCAGCCTTGGGCATGTTCTGCATAAGGGCCTCACGCTCTTTCTTAAGGGCCAAAGGCTTCTCAGATTGTAGGCGTGGGTCTTTGGGGTTGGCTTCAATGTCCATTAACACTGAGTCAATCTCTCCAATACGAGTCTTGTGGTCTTCACGGGTTACAGGGGCCTTGGGAGTGGGGCCTTCTTTTATTGGTGGTTCTTTAGCAGCTCCTAAATCTGTAGGTCTCTTTCCTTCTGTGGGAAACACAAACTCATGAGTTCCATTATGACCTTGTACAGCATGTTCACCAATTAATTCTGAAGATAAAGTTACTTCTGTTACTTTGCCAAATTTTTCAGCAACATCTCTTTTGGTAGTCCACCATTCCCCATAAGGAGTATTTTTGTTTTCACCTCTATATAGAGTTACTTGTTGATTTGGTTTAAGTGTGTCCCAAGTGATTGGCTCGGAAATAGTGGAGTCTTCTCCCCTCAAGTCAGAAGTGTGTAAACCTTCATCGGGTCGTCCTACTCCGGACTTTTTGGTTAAGTTCTCCACCCTGCCCTGTATTGCAGCCACTTCATCCATGCCTATATCTCCAGCAAGATCATTGGCAAGTTTAGTGTACTCTTTAAATTCTCTAATTTCTTCTGGTGTATATCTTCGCAGCTCAGAAAACTCCGAAGTGTCTCCTTTAGCAACACCTTCTTCCCAAGCCTTCTTCAGTTCAGGAGACCATGTTTTAGGATCACTTTCTTTTTCCTTGGACATTGTTTTGTATGCCAAGTCTACAAACTTAGCAATCTTGTCTTTTACAAGTTGAGTGTGACCTGCGTAAGGCTTAAGTACCTCCCCTACCTCAGTCTTTGTTAGAGATTCCCAATGCTCCTTAACCTGTTCAGCTTCCTTAGCAGTCTTAGCCGCTTCCATACGGGTAAGGAACTCACCCTCTTGGTTAACAAAGCCTTGCTCAAGATTGGGGTCAGCAATCTTTTCTGGATTGGGCTTATCCCCAGATGTTTCAATCTTGCCAGTCTTCCTGTCCCGGAAAGCAGCTTCAGCAATAGCCTTGCCCTTGCCCATCATCTTTTCACCAAGGGCTGTGGGCCTTCCCAGCATACCCGAACCTACATCCAAAGCTATGTCGCCGGGGCTAAGCACATCCTGCCCTTGTACAGCCCTCATACCAGCACCAACACCACCCATGATGGTACCACCTAGAGCAGCTTCTGCAACAGTCCTAGGAAGCCCTACAGCCATCCCCGGCCCTATCAGGGTACCTGCCGCAGTACCGATCTTGCTTGTCCACGGGAAGGCCTTATCCTGAGCAGCTTTGGTTTCCATAATCTTTGTACCAAAGACTGAATCTGAAAGTTGTTCTAGAGAGGTAATTCCAAGATGCCCCAACATCCCACCAGCAATAGCACCAACAATGCCACCCACCGGAGCCGCGTAAGGCAACTTAGTCTTAGCCCCTAACTCAGCGCCAGCACCAGCACCTGCAAGCATAGTGGGGATAGTACCAGCACCCTCAGCCAAGGCTCTATTGAAGGTACCCATCTGAGATACCTCAGGCCCCTTTTTAGGTGCATCTAAACTGCCCAAAGGTTCTATGGATTTAGCAAAGCTTTCAGCCCCAGCTGACATGGGAACTTCAGGTTTCTCATCGTCCCAAACAATTTTAGATGTTTTAGAGGGAGCATCATCCCAGACAATACCCATTACTCAATATGCCCTTTACGTCCGTTCATAATAAAGTAAGTTCCACTAGGAAGACTCGCTGCTTCGGCTTGAGAAGTAACCGGCTTAGGATTAGTTGCCGAACCCTCCACTCCTTGCCTGATGGCACCCCCAGAAGTCTTAGAATCTTTGGCTTTGGAGTCTTTGTTCTTAAGAACAGCAAAAGGCTGCTCAGGAGAATTTGTAAGGAGACTCTGGTACTGCTTAGAAGCAAGAGTACGAGCAGTAGTCATACCAGTTTCAGCATCCTTGAGCAGCTTTTTAAGACGCTCTTTTTCCAAACGATCTTCTGCAATATCTGCTTTAGTTTGGACTTGAGTAGCCTCCCACTCCTCCCATTTGCTGCTTGGCTTTATACCTGCAAAAGCCGCTATTGTATCCGCGCCAAAGTTTCCCTTAGACGGTTCAGGTGGAGCTTCTTTAGCAAGTTTGGCTCTAGCAATCTCCCTGCTATCCAGATGGTTGATCTGAGATCTATAGTTATCTGCAAGTTTTTTATTGTCATTAAAGGCTGTAACTGCTGCCCTATCAATTGCAATCTGTTCAGATCTTGCTACTGAAGCAACAAAACGTTCGTTGGAAAGAACGGCAGCAGCAGCCAAACGCCCTTCTTTAGCTAAAGTCTCTGCGTGCCGCATGTCATCTCTACGCACAGTTTCACGCTGCTTCTTACCTTCCAAAGATCCAACTTCTTGACTAAGCATATCTTTAAAGGCTTTAAAGGCTTTGGGATCTCCCTTAGTACGGTCAGTCCCGTCTTTAATCATAGCAGCCAGCTTGGGATCAACGTCTTTATTTTGCATCATATCCATGACAACAGTATCCGCATTCTCGGGAGTCATACTGTTTACCCAAAAATGTAGTTTTTCCAATTGCTTATCAGCATGTTCATCTTGAAGCTTGCCTGCTCTTTCTTGCCTCTCCAGAGCTTTTCCAGAGTCATCAAACATCTTTTCAGCCATTTTAAGATTGCCCTTACCCGCAACAATCTGCCCCAACTCTTGCATCTGTTGGTGCATGGGCTTTTTCTGGTTCTCGGGATCTGCAAAATATCTAGAACTAGCATCGCGGACGTCTTTATCTTGCTCAACACCTGTAACCATTTGCTGAAGTTTGATGGCCCCCTCTTTAAGTTTAATCTCAGATTCTTGCATCTCCATTTCGCCCTTTTGGAGATTCTGAGTACCCTGTTGAAGCTGTAGTTGCAGCTTCTGGGTTTCCATAGGAAGTTGTTTAAAGCGTTCCTCAACTTGAGTAGGGAGGAGCTGTTGTTCAGCAGCAGCTTTTGCTCCTGTTGCAAAGTCTGTTTGAAGAATAGGCATCTTACGCTCCCCAGAAGTTTTGTGGAGCAGCTGTTTGGCTAGAACCCATGTCGTAATCCGTGCCGGGCCTAGCCAATGTGGGGTCTGCTACGTACCCACCCATAGGTTGCATAGAGGGCATGTTGGGGTCATACCCTTGAGTATAATTCGTGTTAACATTGGGATCTGTCATACTCCACCCGTTTGGCATAGAATATCCTCCCGGTTGAGTACCCCCTACTCCCGGAATCTGGGCTTGCCCAATAGCCCCTATCCCCTGCCCTATGGCTTGCATACCAGCATTTCGTTGTTTGACCATTTGCTCTTGGGCAGTAAGAGCAGCTTGTGCTCCAGCACTTGGACTTTGACCAGCTCCAGAGAGTTTAGACAGGTTAGCTACTTGCTGGTCAAAGGAACTCATAGCTGCTTGTTGTCCAAACTGTTGAACACCAATGTCACCAGCACCAGTCCTAGAGATACCACTCTTGGCTTGCTTAGCCTCAATACCCGCTAAACCTTGTTGAAGATTAAATTGATATCCCGGTGTACTGGTAGTCAAAGCTGGGTTAGCCATCAGAGCGTTTAATTGAGTAATGTACTGTTGCCTTGACGAAGCAAAGGGATCAGCCATAGCTTGAGCTTGTTGGGGAGACATCAAACCATTAGTTGAGGTTAGACCAGATACGATTCCGGCTATACCTTGTCCAGTCAACAAGGCTTTCATCATGGGGTTGGCACTTACAGAGTTCATAAAACTACTCAAAAGCCCCCCTGCTCCAACAGCCGTTGAAGCACCAGACAAAAGTTGTGATGCAGTAAGTCCAGCACCAGCCGCTTGTGTAGCACTAATGCCAGCAGCAGCTGCCGCTCCTGCCCCGATTGCTTGACCTGCCGCATTTGTGGGTTGTAGTGAAGGATTTCCCGCTGGAAGTTCAAGGGGATCTATTACACTACTTCCGTTTGTGCTTGGGGCCTCGGGGATTGTTGGGGGCAGTGTTTCAGGTGCCCACCCTTGTTCGGGAGACATAGGAAGTTGAGTCTCTACAGGAGGTGTTGGAGGAAGTACTGGTTCAGAGTTCCAAGGTGGAAGTTGAGTCTCTGTAATTCCAGCAGCCAAGTTCTGGTTCTGGATTGGGTTTATCTGCACGGAAGGTGTGTACCCTCCAACATTAGAACTTCCGCTTGGTGACAATCCAAGGTCTCCACCAAGATCATACCCACCACCAGTTCCAGCGGGGTTTCCAGAACCGAACAACGCGCCCCCCACCCCGCCCGTAATGCCGCCCACAATCGGGTTCTGCCCGTTAATTGCCGAAAGTGTTGCTCCACTTGCAATGTTTCCAACCAGTCCACCACCAAAGGCACCACTCAACAACCCGGCGCCTCCCGCATACATACTTGCCGCAATTAGGGCAGCTTGACCCATTGACATTGGCTTGCCCTCACCTGCTTCGTAGGTTGCCTTCTGCTGCGCGAAGCGTTGCTGTTCTCCTTGCGGAGCCAATGAGAACGCTGCGGCGATCTCTGGAGGCACTACTCCATCGGCGCTACCACCACCAGAGATAAGGATGCGTGGCGCACCGGCAAAGGCGCTAGGCAGACCGGGCGTATTCGCATCCCCGCCGCCAATAATTGAGTACTTGCCATCGGGGGAGTTGTATATCCCGCCTTGGGCTAGCGAGTTTTGAATGTCCGCCATCTGTGGAGTTGTGACCGGCTTGCCAGCCAATGGAGGAATCTGCGAAACGTCGATCTGCCCGTTCTCATTCATTGCGGAAGCGGGGGCCATACGGGTTCCAGACGGCGGTGCGGTCAGCGTTGAACCAACCATCCGCCCTGCGGAGTCCAGAATGTAATAACGAATGTTCCCATCACCGTTAACATCTCGCGGAACGTAGACAGCATTGGGAGGGTCATTCACTAAAACTAAGCTGTCACCCTCGTAGGTATAGTAGGCCATTTTATACTTCTCCTGTTACTCTAGTTGTGGATCTCTTTGTTGTTCCCCACCTTCAATGTCAACTTCAAAGGCAGCAAGTCTGTGTGGAACTGTTGGAACAACTAAAAACATCCAAGCCCTTCGCCTAGCTTGTCCTAGTTGGTATAGTATGCTTCTTACGTTACTCAGGCTTACAGTTCTACCTGTAGACCAAGTAGTGAAGTCATCGTCCGAGTGATAAATAGTCATTGTGTCAGTAGCTTTGTCCCCCACTACCTCACCTTTCTTGTAAAACTTTCGGTTCATAGAACCAGAGTCCATGTTATTAGTAACAATTCTCCAGTAGATAGAGTTGACATCATCAACTCCAGAGCTTGTACTTATTGCGTATAACCCACCGTTGGTGGGATGTAGCCCCCAAGTGGCATTGTTGAACTCAGAACAAGACCATACTTGATAATAATGTTCTGCCGCAGAGTAGTAAGAAGACCACTGGTACCACTCTTTCTCATCTAGGTCATACACAAAAGTCAAGTCAAGAGCCGTAAGGGACATCACGTAAAAGGTGTGCCCCTCAATCTTAAACACAGAGGCTTGTATAGCACTGGTAGTATCAGCATTAAGGTACTTGTCTATGTACCTAGTAGAGATCTTAATTGGAGACACACCTGCTCCAAAGTGGTACACCCCCTTACCATGAGTACGGGCCTTACCAACAAACACAACATCTTGCTCTAGTTGTTTGATGCTGTCCCCACTAGCACACCCTATTTCGTTTTTGTAGCTGTCTTGACGGGCTAGGGGACTGCCGGGAGAAGTAGCAGCGTCATAGAAAAACTCAGTACCCCACTCTCCAAATACACAAACGTAGTTAAAATGCTTGACTATCCCGACTATCAGATCCGGGTCGGCTTGTGCTGCTGTATAGTTAACAGCATTCCAAAACTGTGGGGTTGAAGAAGTATCTGTGTCACTATTATAAATCAATCCGGCTTTTGTGGCTACTATAGTGTAGCCATCTAGGTATACAGCCCCAGCAGCTAAAGCCTGTGCTCCTGAAGGAAACCCTTTGAGAGCTACTAGTGTAGTGGCACTAACCCCCGGCCCACCATCTGTAATTGTACAAGTGGGGGCAGATACATACCCCGAACCGTAGTTTGTGATTGTCACAGACTGAACTACTCCACCAGTTTGGTTTACTGTACCCGTAGCAGTAGTACCAGAGGGGGGAGCACTAAAGGTGGCTACTGGGGAGGTGTACCCAGAACCACCTGTCAAGATACTGACAGAGTATACCGAGGTATTATCGACCTTAGCAAAAGCTCCTGCTGCTGACAAAGTATACCCGTTAGTCCCATTGTGTAAAAATAGGTAGGTATGGTCAGCACTTTCTGCCCAGTAAACGTTCTGTACGGTACCTACAAGCGATCCTACAGTGGTGGATACACCCCCGGTAGTCACTTTGTACAGAACGTTGCTAACGACCACGTAGAGGTTCCCAAACCAATCATAGGAACCTTGGGCTGTACCGGCAGCCAGAGTACCTGTAATAGTCTGCTTGACTAGTCCCGGCCTAAGTACACATTCTTGGTGTCCTTCCCGCTTTTCAAAGTATCCGTTAACTGTTCTTGCATCCTTAGAGACAGATGCAGATCTAGATTGAATGGGCTGAGTAAATGGGATACGGAGATTAGGCATGGTTACTGCCCAAAGCGAGTAAAGTTCCTAACGTCAGGCTGGAAGAAAGTACTCTCATTTTCAATGTCCCAGTCAACCAACTGGGTACGGTACTTCTCTGCCCTCAACATAACCTCTTGGCGATGGTTAACAGGCAAGCCAAACTCAATAGCAATTTGGTCAGCTAGGCCCCAAACTAGTGCATTCATCCACTCGTTGGGGAAATCGGGCACAGCAGAAGAGGACGAAATATCACTAATGGGTTGTTGTACAGTTAGAATAAGTTGGTAGTTAGAAGCTGTAGCAGAGTCGGGAGTAAGAAATACCTTAAGAGTGCTAGTACTCACTCCGGGATTAAGGTATACCGAGTTGGTAGTTCCTGTGGAGAACTTAGACCCAAGCTGAGAGTATTCTTGCTTGCTGATAATCTGCATGGGGATGTCAATGTAAGGAGTAGCCAGCGTGTTCCTAAGAACAGCGTAGATGAGCCTAAGGGGTTTATCCGTAGTTAGATCACACCCTGAGGAGCCAATGGTGTAGCTAGTCTGGGATAGAACTAGGGGAAGGGTTATGTC